TCATTTCCGCCCCCTCATATCGTTAATTACACAAACACAAGCGAAAACAACACATAGCAGCAAAAGGAATAAGTCCATGTTTAACCTCGTTTTTTAGTTTATCGAAATGTCACACAACGGATTTTAAACGAGAAACTTTTATAAATGCAACTGTTTTATTTTCGAGACTGTTTCACAAACACAACACCGCGAGAGGTTCGAGAGGGATTGGCGGCGGCGGCTTACGGTAGGGCCTCGGTTTATGTCGTAAGAAATGCCGGGGGAATCGTTGGGAGAATGCCAGGGGAATCGTTGGGGTATCGTTGGGGTATCGTTGGGGTATCTCGAGGATGCCTAAGGAAAAAAACGACTGATACAAACACACACAAACAAACACACACGGCCCAAAAGGAAACGAAAAGCCTATCATTGCCCGTGAATCGCTTATTTAATCCGCTGGAATCCTAGGAAAATCAGTGGTTTATGGTCGTTTGTGTCACATTTTGAGACACATATAGGGGTGTGGGTGGTCGTTTTGGGGGATTTTGAGGGGGCCACGGGGGGGAGTGCTCCCAGTCACCCTCGCGTTACCCTTCTCGAATTTTTGTAATAAAACATTTTAAGGATGGCCCTAGGACTCACCTAGAGCCTCCCTAAGCCACCCTAGAGCCTCGCCCTATACCTACCCCCTAGCGAAACCCTGTGATCTTCCTAGAGCGCAACCTAGAGCTTGGACGCTGCAGTCCGTCATCGGTTTTCGTCTCCCAGAATCCTAAGTTGTTTACGGTTAGCCCGACTTTCTTCATTTCAACTGTGGTTAGGCACTTGGATCGAGGCTTGGAGTTGACTCGATGTTTACTGAAGGCATCTGTAGATTGGAACAGTTGGTAGCAGAGAGGACATTGGTGTAGTTTCCCATCTACGTTATCAGTGTGTTTTATACCCATAAGAAAAATAACCTGATAATAAATACATCTATGATTAACCCAGAGAACCCCTCAGGGTGTGACTCAGGGTCTATAAGTTCTAAACCTACAGAACATCCGGTAATAAAAGAGATATTACAGTTAACCATTGGTTATCCTTAGGTTGTCTTAAGTAATTATCTTATTATTATTACTTATAATTATCTTTAAAGAGATCTTAAGTTTACCTATAGTTAACCTAAGGGGGTCTTTCCCTTTTCCCTATTATGCAAGGTAATTGTAAGTTATTGAATTTACTACCTAATAGAAGAGTTACTACCCATCCATGTCTTTTTCCTAGATTTAGAGCCTAAAGCATTGCTTACAAAGGCCTTTAGTTCTTTGTCTAGGAACTTAGATTTGATCGCTGAGGCTGCCTTGTCTTGGTCTTTAGCCATATGTTCTACCCAGTAGCCTACAGCCATAGATAGTGCGTCTAATCTATCGTCGTGAATGAGGGAACCTCGATCTCTGGTCAGTCTAGTCAATTGATAGAATAGGGAGTATTTGACATCCTTAGCTGACTCAAAGTCATTTGTGATTAACTGTTGGTCTACTATAAGCCTATGGTTAGACATAACAGGCTCTAGGGTGTCTATGATCCTCAGTTCTTTCTGGGTGCTATGTCTTACCTCTTCTATGAGACACCTATGGTACTTACCCATGATAGGCGTGAGTAGCTTGGTGTACATTCCGTCACCGAAGTTACTCTCAACGATCACATGATTGACCTGGTGTTTCTTAGCTAACTTGGAGAGTGTCTCTAGGGTTTGGTCTGAGTAGCCTCCCATGAGGCCTCCACAGGCCACTAGGTAGAGATTACCTGCCAATACCTTGACGATAGCGTATCCGGTTTCATCGAGGCCTCGACCTGAGGGGTCAATGGACATGACACATCCGGTATACTCAGTCATATCCTCAGAGTGCCACATAGGGCGGTAGTAACGGTCCCCTGTAAGTGCAACATTGGGGAGATCGTTAACGACAAGCTCCGGTGCGGCAGCCCAGGCTAACTTAGTGTGTCCCATTTCAGGGTTGAGATTCATGATCATCAAGTCCTGAACCTTAAGTGGATACCTATCGGCATCACTAAGGCTAGTATCGAGTTGGAACTGTAGAGCAAATCCGGCTCTACCGTAGGATGCCCTACGTTCTAATAGGTCTTCCTCGGAGAATCTCTTGGGATCTGTAGGTTTACCTACGGTCTCAGGGTTATTCTCAAGATCTAAGGTGATCTTAGGGGCCAGATTGCCTCGATACGAGAGGACTTTAGCTATCTCAGGGTAAAGAGCAGGCCATATGCGGGTCTCGTAGCCTCTCTCGGTGAGGGCATTGTATAGTGACATCTCAAGCTGAGGTGTACCTAGGTAGATAATCCTAGAGTAGTCCAGGGGTTTCAGCACTGAGTCAAACTCTTTGACTAGCTCAGAGAGCTTATCTCGCATCATCTGAGTGGCTGAGTTGCCTGGAGTCTCAATATCATCAGCTACGATGATGTCAGCGCGAGATCCTGTAAGCTGACCTGTTATACCTACGGATTTTACCGAGGGGGAGTGGTCAGCTTTAGCGGGACCTACATCGAACGATATGACCGAATCTCTTTGTCCTTCTCTTGGTCTGAGATGTTGTAGGATTTCCATCTCGTTAATAAGACGTTTGACGAACGTGGAGAACGCATCGGCCCGCTCCTTCGACGCTGAGACAACCAAAATTTTCTTCTGCGGGTCATTCAGTAATGTCCATATAACAAAGGCTGAAGTTAAGAATGATTTACCTACACCTCGAAACGCCTGTATCATAGATCGCTTTGGACCATGCTGTAGATACTGACATATGTCGTATTGTACAGGGGTAGGTTCAGGTAGATTCAGGTGTTTCCATACGAGATACGCGAAGACTCGAAAGTCCTTCAGGACCCTCGATTGATCATTAGTAGTCATGAATGATTAGTTAGTCTTCCGTAGTGGGTAGATGTTTTCGTCTTCGTCAAACTCTGGAAGATCCGCAAGGCTTGCTAAGGGGGAACCCTCTACTGCAATAGCCTCTATCTTGTTGTCTTTTAGGAACTGTCTGGCGACGTTTAAGATTGCAGCCGGAGGCGGTATAGATTCTCCGGTATCCTTGTCTGCATAAGGTCGAGTAATGGCATCCTTGAGGACATTAGCCAAGGTTCCGTGTAACTCACCTAGTTGTTGTTCTTCAGCTTTCTTCACTTAGTAACTCCCTTCATCTTCTCAAAGGTTCGTAGACCTGCCATACCAAGCATAGCAAAAGTTAACTCCATGAGTCCTTCGGTGCTAATACTTGGAGGGACTACGTTGAGATGATTTATAGCAATTACCCATTTGACCATTTCATTGCCGACAAACTGCCAACCTAAGCCAAAAGCACAAAGCCAACCTATAGCAGGTCTCCAGCCAGCCACGAAGACTGACTTGTGTTGTGCCTCAGCAATGTTGGTTTGAAGTTGAGCCATGTTAGCTGCATTAGCAGCCTCTACTAGCTTCATCTCCATTTCAGCCTTGGCTTTTGCCGCCGCGTCTTTGTCAGGAATAAATTGGTCCACAATATCGAGGGCCTTAGGTAATAAGGCAGATAGTAGTGGTAACATAAAGTAGTCCTATAGTTTTGTTATTAAGGAGACGCTAAGACCAACTATGAGAATTGTAGATCCCATAATCATAGCCTCTAGTCTCCATAAGCGTTTCTCAAGTGCGTTGAGTTTTTCCTGTACAGAAGCATAGCGGACTGCACATTCTCGCTCATGAGCATCGAGTTGTGATTGAGTATCGTTAATCTTTGCGTTCATTGTTTTTATTAAATAAAGAAAATAAAGTTTCTACTTTGGATTCGAGTACCTTTACACGCACAGTTATTTCAGCACGAAAGGCAACGCCTATAGCCCCAACAGCAATAAGGCCCGATATTACGGGCCAAAGTTCGAGGAATCCTTCCATTTAAATTTTGCTCCTTTAAGGGTTACTCTGCTTCTCCTCGACTAATTTAAGTCGAACGTGTAAGTCAGTTAGGCGTTCAACTAATTCCTCCTTCAACTCGCTCCGAGCTTCTCGGTTGCCAGGTGAGGGGATGATGGTTCCATTGGGGGTAATGAGTAACATCATGTTACCCTTGAGACTGTTTATTTCTAACTGCAAATGATTAATTGAGGAAATTAACCACCACATTGCTGCTAGTAGGACTGGTAATAGTGATCCGGTTATTTTCCCTATATCAATATTCATGAGTCGGCTGGCTCAGGCGTATTGCCCTCAGCCAACCACTCTAAGTATTCTTGATAGTCTCTGTTTGCTTCGTCAAATGGAATAGAAGCATT